TCGCAACCGCCGTCGTCAACTGCGCTAGCCCCGCCCGGGCTGCCTGACGGCCTGAGTAGAGACAAGGAGCAGTAACGATGGCGCAGCCCAGTATCAATCAGGTTCACATTGACGCGATCCTGACCAACATCTCCGTTGCTTACATGCAGATGGCGGAGAACTTCATTGCCGATAAGGTGTTCCCGGTTGTGCCGGTGGACAAGAAGTCGGACAAGTATTTCACCTACACGAAGAATGACTGGTTCCGTGATGAGGCGCAGCGTCGCGCCGATGCCACGGAGTCGGCAGGTTCGGGTTACAGCCTCAGCACCGCGTCTTACAGCGCGGATGTGTGGGCGTTCCACAAGGATGTTGGCGATCAGACCAAGGCCAACGCGGACGCTCCGCTGAACCCGCTCCGTGAGGCGTCTGAGTTCGTTACTCAGCGTCTGCTTCTTCGCCGTGAGGTGCAGTTCGTTTCCGATTACATCACCACGGGCGTTTGGGGCAAGGATTACACCGGTGTTGCCGGTGCACCTTCCACGGACGAGTTCAAGCAGTGGTCGGATTACACCAACTCTGACCCGATTGAGGACGTTGAGGGCGGCAAGGCCCAGATTCTCTCCACCACGGGTTTCGAGGCGAACACCCTTGTCCTTGGGTATGAAACGTTCCGCAAGTTGCGTCATCACCCGGACATTGTTGACCGCATCAAGTACACCTCGTCCTCTGTCGTGACGAGCGACATGCTCGCTCGCATGTTTGAGGTTGACCGTGTGCTTGTCGCCAAGTCGATTCGGGCCACGAACAACGAGGGTGCTACTGGCGCTTACTCGTTCAATGTGGGCAAGGTTGCGTGGCTTGGTCACGTTGCCCCGAACCCGGGCCTTCTTACCCCGTCTGCCGGTTACATCTTCTCGTGGACCGGTGTTTCGGGTGGCCTTGGTCAGACGATCGGCGTTTCTCAGATTCGCATGGATTCCCTTAAGGCGGACCGTGTTGAGGCTGAGGTTGCGTTCGACAATAAGGTTGTGGCTTCTGACCTTGGCGTCTACTTCAACACAGCGGTGGCGTAGTCATGGTGAATCGTCTTACGCAGGGTGAGGCTGTCGTTGGCGCTCTCACGGCTGAGGAGACGATTGAGGGTGCCGATCTGGCAGCCTCAGACGACCTCACCGTTGGTGACGATGCGACTGTGACCGGTGACCTTACGGCGGGTACGCTCGCCGTGGGTGGCGGTTCCACCGTCAAGGGCATTAGCACGGGCACCGGCGCTATCGACCTCCCGTCGATTTCTGCCGGGGCTACCGGGTCGGGCACTATCACGGTCACGGGCGCTGCTGTCGGTGACATGGTTGTGGTGAACCCTCCGGCGCTCACATCAGGACTTGCCTTCGCGGGTGCTGCTGTGACGGGCGCTAACACGGTCACGGTGTACGCGGTCAATGCGAGTGCTTCATCGATCAACGAGGCGTCTCATACGTTCCGTTACCTGTGGGTTGACCTGACCTGATAGGTAAATAGTTCAGCCTGAGCGGCGGGGTTCAGCGGGTGATCCCTGCTGGCCCCGCCGCTAGGCACATCTAGGGAGGTTGGAAGTGCCCACCACTCCGGGCGGTTTGCCGTACCCGTCAGCGTCGGATGCCGCTAATGTGCCCGCCGATTTGCAGTCTTTGGCTGAAAGCGTGGAAGACTTGCTGGACATTGCCCGTGTCGATTTGCTTATGCTGATGGGAGCCTGAAGTGGCTACTACTTACAAGGTGCTGGGGCAGTCCGCTCCGGGCGCAACTACGCAGACCACTCTTTACACGGTTCCGGCTGCCACTACTGCTGTTATTTCTACTATGTTCGTGTGTAATCGTGGGGCTAGCGCGGGTACTGTTCGTATCGCTGTGCGCCCTGACGGTGCCGTTCTTGCTAATCAGCACTACTTGTACTTTGACACTTCTGTTCCCGCTAACTCAACCATCTCAATCACTACCGGCATCACATTGGACGCCGCTGACATTCTTGCCGTCTATGCCTCCACGGCTGACTTCAGTTTCGTTGCGTTTGGGAGTGAGCGGGCATGAGCGTAGTTCAGTATCCGGCCCCTTCCGGGTCTAAGGCACTCAGAACACAAGAGTTTCTGGCAGGCGGGTCGTGGATATGTCCTGCGGGCGTGTTCGCGGTTGAGGTGTTCGCAGTCGGTGGTGGCGGCGGAGGTGGTGGACGTAGTAGCAGCAACTTCTCGGGCGGCGGCGGAGGTGGCGGCGGCGTCGTTACGCGCGTCGTACCTGTCACACCGGGCACGTCGTACACCGTCACGATCGGCTCTGGTGGCGGTGCTGGCGCGGCGGGCGCTGCCGGGTCAGACGGCGGAAGCACCACTTTCGGCGCTCTCGTCACGGCAGATGGTGGCGGTGGTGGCGCTAACTGGGATGTCAGTACGCGCGATGGCGGCTGTGGTGGTGGTGGTGCGGCGTCAGACGTTAACTCGGGCGCTGGTGGTGGTGGCGGCGCGGGCGGAAATGGCAAGGATGCTAACTCCGGCGCGTCGGGCTCCACAATCACTTGGGGCGGACGAGGCACGCAAGGTGGATGCGGCGGCGGCGGGGGTGTATCTAACGCTGGCATGGGGCACGGCGGTATCGGCGTCAACGGGTACGGCGGTGGCGGCGGTGGCGGTGGACAGAACAGCAACAACGCAGGACGACGCGGGGCCGGATCATCTGGTGGCGGCATGGGCGGGCTTGCGGGAACCGCAGCAGGTGCAGGTACCACTAACACAGGCGGCGGTGGTGGCGGCGCGGGTGGCAACTCAGGGTCCGCAGCAGCAGCGGCAGGCGGGTCCGGTTACATGCGGCTGATCTGGTGGGAGTGACGATGGAGCGTATCTTCGCCGCTATTGACGGCGACATTATCAGTAACACGTTTGTCGGTGACGACGACTTTGCTGCCCTTGTGCGCCCCGACCACGACGAGGTTGTGGAGATTACTGGCCTTGATCCCATGCCCGGTGTCCGGTGGGCTGTTCACTCGGACGGCTACCGGCCTCCGCAGCCGTGGCCTTCGTGGGCCTGGAACGGAGCAGTCTGGTATGCGCCGGTTGAGCGTCCTGATACACCGGGTGTTTGGGTGTGGGATGAGGACGCGCAGGAGTGGACCGACCTTGCGGCGCAGGGGTAGCCGATGCCTCTTACTCCTAACCTTTCTACGGTCACACTAGGTGGTCAGTACGTGGACGTATCCGGTGCCCCTATCGCTGGGCAGGTCAAGTTCACGCCGCGCACCATCCTTACCGACGCTGTTGAGGATCAGATCATCATTCCGCGCACTATCACGGTGGACTTGGATGCGAATGGTGAGTTCACCGTTGTGCTTCCCGCTACGGACGATACTGATGTGTCTCCTAGCGGGTTCACGTACAGCGTAGAGGAATCCTTTACCGGGGGTAGGGTTTACGATATTGCGCTTACGGCCCTTCCTGCTACACAGAATCTTGCTGACAAGGTTCCTACTGTCGCGTTGGGTGGCACGGAAGCCACGACGTATGTGCTGCTGTCGGTGTTTAATCCGCTTGAGGCGCGTGTAGATGTTATTGAGTCGGTAACGTCGTCTGTGCAGACTGCTGCTGCCCAGGTTACGGCGGCTGCTACGGCTGCTACTACGGCTCAGGCGGCTGCTTCAGCGGCTGAGGCCCGCATCCTTCACCCGTTTGTGTTCTTGGGTATCTGATGGCTCTCGCGGGCAACGTCGCTACCGTTATCGTTACCGGTGAGTATGTGGATTTCGAGGGTGACCCTATTGCGGGGCAGGTCATCTTCGCTGTGCCTAAGGCGTTGCGTAATGCGCTGGCGGATCAGATTCTTGTGGCGTCGTCTTACTATGTGACGTTGGATGCGAATGGGGCGTTCACGGTTACTCTTCCGGCGTCGGATGACCCGGATTTCCATGAGACGTTTGAGTACACGATCACGGAGTCCTTTACTGGGGGTAGGACGTTCTCTGCTGTTCTTCCTACGCCGTTGACGTATGCAGAGTTCGATGATGAACCGTATTCGTATTATGTAGGTCTGGGTTCTAGTTACGGTGTTGCCACGGGCACTAACGCCCGTATGAGTGCGCTTGCCCCTGTGAGTGTTCTCGGTAGCCCTCAGGTGGAACTGGCGGCTTATTCGTCGTATGTGTCGCTGGAAGCGCGTGTGGATGCTGCGGAACTTACGGTGGACACTACTCCGCCGACTACGGGCATCATTATGGCGGTGCAGTATGCGTCGGTGCCGGTTGGGTATGCGACGTACACGCTGCTTGCGGCGGGTCCTGCCACGTACACGGCTTTCTCCACGGCTCAGATTCTTGCTACTTCTGCCGCTATCGCTAACTACGCTACGGCGGCTCAGGCCTCTCAGGCCACGGCTGAGGCAGCGAAGGCGGCGGCTGAGGCTACGGAGGTTCGCGATCCGCATCCGTTTGTGTTCACGGGTGCGGCGTGATGGGCGGTAGACTGTTTGACGCTGCCACACGTATCGTAACCCGGGTTAGGAGAGGCTAGTGCCTATCGCTTACAAGGTGCTGGGACAGTCAGCCCCTAGCGCCACCACTAACACGGACATTTACACGGTCCCTGTTTCCACGCAGGTAGTGATCTCCTCCATCGTGGTCGCTAACCGGGGTACGGCATCCACGACGTTCCGTATCGCCGTCCGCCCTAACGCGGCAACGCTCGCGAACCTTCACTACATCGCCTTCGACACGACTATTGCCGCTAATGACGTAGTGGCCTTGTCTCTTGGTATCACCGTAGACGCGGCTGATGTGGTGACCGTGTACGGGGGTAATGCGGATCTGACGTTCAGCCTGTACGGAACGGAGATCACCTGACATGGGTATCTCGCGTATCCGCCCGGCGAGTAGCGCCTCCACGCTGTCGGCGACCGCTGCCGCAGCGAACACGGCGTACACGATCACTCAGTCCTTCGACACCGGCATCTACACGATCTCGTGTTTGTCCACGACGATTACGAACGTTGCCTTCTACTCAGGGAACACAAGCATCACGACAGCGACCACGGTGTCCGGCTCGGTGTCAGTAGTCCTTGGCACGCCTGCCACTTCTATCGTGTATTGGACGAACACCGGCACGAACATCACCGTCAACATCTCGCTCACGGGGCAGGCGCTCCCCACGGGCTCGGCGTCGGGAACGTTGGACACGATTACGGCGTCGGGCACCTACACGCAGGTCGGGCGCGGCCTTGTCGTGGTGGTGGGCGGTGGGCAGCGTGGCTTCGGCGGTTCGGGCGGATCGAACCCGACCACCATCGCTGGCGGTGCGGGCGGAGCGTCCGGTGGTATCACCGGGCCTACCGCAGTTGAACTGACGGGCAGTATCGCGGTCACCATCGGGGCTGGCGGCACGGCAACGAACGGTGCGGCTGGCGGTACGACTTCGTTCGGTGCGCTCACCGCAGCGTCAGGCGGCACTAACGCCGCAACCGCTAGCGGCACGGCTACGACCGCGGATCGCGCCCAGCCTGTGAAGTCTGGTACGACTGGGGCGGGCGGCGCAGGAGGCGGTGTTAGTGCGGGTCCGACACCGGGGGGTGGCGGTGCGGGCGGCGGTAGCGGCATCGGAACCGGCGGAAACGGGTCTAGCGGCGTGGGCTCCGGAACGGCAACGAGCGGTGCGGCTGGGACAGGCTACGGTGCTGGCGGCGGGGGCGGGGGTGCTGCCTACGGTACGCCTGGTAACGGCGGCAACGGTGCGCCGGGTGTTGTCTACGTCCTTCGGTTCACATAAGGAGAGGTTATGGCTGACTTTGCTATCCACGATGGTTCGACGGTGGTGAACGTGATTGTGGCGGACTCGCAGGAGATCGCTGAGGAGGTCACCGGTTTGTCTGCGGTCGAAACCACAGGTGAGCCGTGGATCGGCTGGACCCTGAGCGACGGTGTGTGGGTTGCGCCGCCTCAGCCTGAGCCTGAGTTCATTGAGGAGTTGTCTGATGCCGGAGACTAACCTGGGATTCCGTTACCCTGCGGGTTCGGACACCCCTGATGTGCCGCGTGATATTCAGTTCCTTGCGGACGATGCGAATGAGCAAGAGATCATTACTTTGATGGGAGCGTGGGCCTGATGGCTGCTACTGCTAAGGCTCTGTTCCGTGGGGCGGCTACGACTAACACGGCGACGGTTTTGTACACGACACCTTCTGCCACTACTACGGTTGTGACTCAGATTGTTGTGGTTAATACTTCGGCGTCGGGGCAGACGGCGACTATGTTTTTGAATGGTGTTGACATTATGGCTGCGGCGGCTGTTCCGGCTAATTCTTCTTTGGTGTTGGATTTGAAGCAGCCTATTGCGGCTACTCAAACTATTACGGGTGGGGCGTCTGCGGTGTCTGTTGATTTTCATGTTGCTGGGGTGGAGATCGTCTGATGGGTGCTTCGCTGTTCCCTCCCCCCGCTGGTGGTAAGACCCCTAAGTTCGCCGAGTTCACCGCTACGGGCTCATGGACGTGCCCCGCCGATGTGTTGACAGTCGAGGTTTTGATGTGCGGCGGCGGTGGTGGCGGCGGTCGCGGCAATTCGTGGGGCGGCGGTGGCGGCGGTGGGTCCGTGACAAAGAGTCTGCTAACTGTAGTTCCTGGCACAACCTACACCATCACGATCGGTGCGGGGGGCGCTGGTGTTGCTTCTTCGCCTGGCACGGGTGGCACAGGTGGCTCGTCTACCTTTGGGGCGTTACTTACCGTGACAGGCGGCATCGGAGGCGGTCCCGCTAATGACTCCGCTCAGCCGATAGCGGGCGGTCGCGGAGGCGGATTGTCGGGTGGGCACGGCGGTAATGGCAACACCGGTACTACGACTACTTCATCACGTTACGTCAACAATGGCGGTGTAGGAATCGACGGCTTCGGCGGCGGTGGTGGCGGCTTTTCTAATGGCACTTACAGCGGCGCAAGTGACGGTGGAGGGTCAAGCAACGACGCTGGGCGTATAAACAGCGGCGGCGGGGCAAGTGGCACGACTACTTCCAACCTTGCTGGCGGTTCTGGTTTCTGTCGCATCGTGTGGGAGGAGTAGATATGGCGCACTTCGTGAAGATCGACGCCGACGGTTATGTCATTGACGCAATCGTCATTGCCAACGAGAACGCGCCCGATCCCGCGCCGGGCAATAGTGAACCTCTAGGTCAGGCGTTCATCGCATCACTCGCGGACAACGAGCCGCGCCTCGCAGGCGTATGGGTGCAGACTTCTTACTCGGGTGCGTTCCGCAATCAATACGCGGGCGGTGACGGCTACCGCTACGATGCCTACGCTGATGTGTTCATCGCTCCGTCCCCGTATGCGTCGTGGGTGCTAGACGCGGATCAAGACTGGCAGCCGCCCGTCCCAATGCCTACCGGCGACGGCAGTTGGTCGTGGGATGAGGACTCGCAAGAGTGGATCGACACGACACCGCCGGAGGCTTGAAGTGACTTGGACTTACACGGGTGACCCTAACGTCTCCGACCGTGACCGTATCCGGTTTCTGATTCAGGATACGGATACCACAGACCAACTTGTCTCCGATGAGGAGATTGCTTGGGCGCTCACAGAGGCGGGGTCTACTTATCAGACGGCGCATGATCTATGCACGATTATTGCGGCTAAGTTCGCCCGTTTGGCTACGTCTAAGAGTGTTGGGGATTTGTCTCTGTCGTATTCGGATAGGTCTGAGACGTATCATCGGCTTGCGGGGCGTATGTTGCATTTGGCTGATCGGCGTGATGTTCCTACTCCGTGGGTGTCTCCTAAGAACTTGCAGACTGCTGCTGAGCGTTCTGAGTTGGGTATGCAGGGGCATGAGTTCCATACTGGGGTTCACGACAATCAGAGGCTTTGATGGGTATTGCGCGTGATTTCTATGTGATGATGCCGCACACCGTGACGGTGTTTGGTACTTCGACTATGGATAAGTACGGGAAGCAGGCGTGGTCGGGTGCGGGCACTAACTATCGGTGTCGTCTTGTGTTCGATTCGCGGATGGTTCGTGATGCTGAGGGTCGGGAGATTCTTGAGGAGGGCCGGGCCATTGTGTATGGGGTGGCTACGGTGACGGTGAAAGATCGGTTGACGTTGCCGGGCGGAAGGTCACCCCTGGTTACTTCTGTGGCTACTATTAAGGATGAGACGGGCGATCACCATACGGTCATCGGCTTCGGTGCCTAACCCGGGTTGGAGTTAGTGTGGCTTCCGTAAGGGTCAAGGGGCTAGCCCCGCTTATGGCTGCCTTTACTGCCGCCGGTAACGATGCCCCCAAGTTCGCTGCCCGCGCCTTGTACGAGGAGGCGCAGGAGGCGTTCGCCATCTCGCAGACCCTCGTACCCGTGGATATGGGTGTGCTGAGGGCTTCAGGTCAGGTGCATTTCCCGGTCATGTCGGGCACTAAGGCAATGGTGATGATCACCTACGGCGGTCCTGCTGCGTCGTATGCGATCTATGTCCATGAGATTCCGCCTAATAGTGGGGGCCGCTGGGGCACGGGCAATAAGCACGCCCCTCCTACCCGGTACAAGTATTTGGAGTACCCGGTTAAGCGTTACTCCCGTGATATGGCGGCTAGGATGACTGCACGTGTTCTTGACATGCTCAATAGGAGGTTCACGTGACTGTCCTAGAGGCTGTCGGTGACTATTTGCAGGCGCAGGGCCAGGGCACCCTGGGCACTAACCTGTTTCTCGCGGTGATGCCGGAGTCGCCGGATGCGTGTGTGTGCGTGTTTGAGACTGCGGGGTTCGCGCCTCAGTTCACTATGGGTTCTGCCGCTATGGCGGTGGATCAGCCCGGTTTGCAGGTTATTTGCCGTGCGGCCCGTGGGGATTACCCGGGGGCGCGGGACAAGGCCGATGCGATTAGGCGGCTGCTTGGGGCTGTGCTTGAGCAGACTATTTCTACGGTTCACATCATGCGTATCGCCCCGGATGGCGGTGTGCTTCCTATGGGGGAGGACGAGAATGGGTGTCCTATGGTGAGTGTGAACTTCTCTTGTCAGGTGCGCCCGTGACGGACCCGTATGGGCGTAGTGCGGTTACTGATGAGGCCCCGCGCTGTTGGCGTTGTAATCGTATTCTTGCTTTGAGTGTTACTCGTCCGTGGGCTATTAGGTGTTCGCGTTGTAAGGCGGAGAACCGACATGAGTGATCTTGCGTCTGATCTTGAGTCGCTGCTGTCTGAGGTTACTGTGCAGCCGCATCAGAAGAGGTGTTCTATCGCTGTGGTGTTGGAGCAGGTTACTGAGGAGCAGCGCGACAAGTTGGAGGTTCTGGTTGCCTCGGATTGTCGTGTGGCGTCGGGCAAGGTAGCCGGAGTTCTGCGTAACTGGGGTTTCGATGTGGGGTATCAGTCGGTGCAGCGGCATCGGCGGCGTCACATGGGTTCGGGGTGTCTATGTCCGTGAAGGATTTGACGCTGATGGTGATGCCTGATCGTAAGGTGTGGATTGACTCTGAGTCGCTTATTTCGTACATGCGAATGATTCAGCGGCAGGCCGGGGCGCAGGCTGCTGAGGCGCATGGGGTTGGGGATTTCCACGGGTACGCTGCTGCGGTTGCTGTCGATTCGATGATGCAGCAGATGGCTGACAGTCTTCAGGTGACGGCCCTGTCGGCTATTGACAGGATGGAGAGGCCGCGTGTCTCTTGAGGACGATCTTGGTTCGCTAGTTTCGCCGGGGCCTACGTCTCCGTATCAGCCTGCTACGTCTCGGCCTCCTGTGGGTTGGGAGCCGGGTGTGGCGTGGGATGGTAACGCGGGCACGCTGACGACTAGCCCTATGGATGCTCCGCCCCGTGATTGGGTTGAGTTGCTTGCTGTGTGGGATTTGGACCCGGCTGAGTATGAGGTGGTTGAGCCGGTTCAGTATCGGGCTTGGGATGCCGGTATCGGTGAGGGCAATGTCCAGCGGCTCTTCTATTACCGGGCGAACATTCGCCGTAAGCGTGCGGGTGGGGTGTCGGCTGATGATCTTGTGGATGCGATTGCTAAGTGGCGTCCCCGTAAGCAGGCTGATCCGGTTGAGGGCGGGTTGTCGTATGTGGTGGCGGCGGGTGACCTTCAGTTAGGTAAGCCGGATGGTGATGGTACGGCGGGTACGGTTGAGCGGTTCCTGACTAAGACTGATGCGGCGGTTACGCGGCTTAAGGAGTTGCGCCGGTTGGGGCGTCCGGTGTCGGATATTACGTTGCCGTGGCTGGGGGATTGTGTAGAGGGCCTGTATTCGCAGGGTGGTGCGCTTGCTGCTGCGGGGCGTCTTGACTTGTCGATTACGGAGCAGGTCAGGGTGTTTAGGCGTTTGATGCTTCATCAGGTGAAGGTGTTTGCTCCGCTTGCTGATCGTGTGGTGATTCCGGTGGTGCCGGGTAATCACGATGAGGCTCAGCGTGTGGGTAAGGTGGTGCGCTCGTACACGGATTCGTGGGCTGTTGAGGGTGCTGCTGCTGTGTCGGATGCGATCCGTTTGTCTGGCGGGTTTGAGAATGTGTCGTTTGTGTTCCCGCAGGATGATGAGTTGACGGTTACGTTGGATTTGGCGGGCACTCCTACGGGGTTCGCGCATGGGCATCAGTTTGGGCGTGACCCGATTAAGTGGTGGGCTAATCAGGCTCACGGTATGCAGCCGATTGGGTCAGCGACGTTGCTGTTGGGGGCGCATCTTCACCATTTGCGGGTGGAGCAGACGGGCGCTAAATCGTTCATTCAGATTCCAGCGTTGGACGGGGGCTCGCAATGGTGGAAGCATCGGACGGGTCAGGATTCTCCGGCTGGGCTTGTGACGATGCTTGTGGGGCATGGCGGTTGGGGTGACCTGGCGGTACTGTGAGGCCATGACTTCTGGGGAGTACGCGGCTGAGGTCGCACAGATTGTGGGCAGGCTTGAGGACCGGATCATGGGTCCGGGCATGTTGCAGTACGACGACGGCTCAGGGAAGCAGCGGTTTGAGGGCCGCGAGTTGGATGCGATTGTGCAGGACGCCTTGGAAGAGGTGGAAGACCTGATCGCCTATGCCTGTCAGTTGCATATCCGGTTTCGGCAGATTCGGGATTCGGTTCCTTTCTGACCCCTACCCGCCAGTAGCCTAACGGGGGTGTGGTATCATGGTGGTGTACGGGAAGGGGGTGCCATGACCGAGTTGACGGTGTGGCGCGTGGAAGACCATGAGGGCAATGGCGAGTGTCAGCGGTGCGGCAAGACCGGGCTGCGTTGGGTCACCTACCTGTCTGACGGTAGCCGGGTGGGCGGTGAGTGCGCTAAGCGGCTGCTGGGCTGGGCTCCTACCCGTAAGGGCTTCTCTTGGGTCACGGGCCTGTCGGTGGTGGCTGAGGGCGCTATGTCGCCTACTCAATGGGTCACGCTGTGGTCTGATGCGAACGGGGTCAAGGGTGTGATGGCGGTTAACGGTAATGCTCAGTTCGTGGGACCGTTTGCTGCTGCGGAGAGTGAGTTCCAGCGGCGCATAGCCTAACCGGGGTGTGGTACACTTAGGGTGTGGAAAGGGGGCAAGACATGAGCGATTCATGGTTCATGTGCCGCGACTGCTACACGATGGTGTCGTGGCGAACCGCCAAGAGCGGCAAGAAGTACCTGGCAGTTGAGACGACATGGCTGGGCGACTTCGGGGGCATCAAGAGTTGGTATCCCTCGCACAGTTGCACGCCCAACCCGGAGCGTCAGGCGCAGTACGCCGCTGAGCAGGCTGAGCGTGAGGCCGCTCGCGCTGCCGCGCTGGGAGCCAAGGCTGAGCGTGAGGCTCGCCGTGAGGCGCTGCTGGAAGCCGGTGTGACGGTCCCTGAGGGCCGCGCCACGGTGACCGGCGTGATCGTGTCAATCAAGGCTCAGGAGACGTACTACACGTACTCCGGTGAGATCACCCTGAAGATGCTGATCGAAACGACGGATGGCTTCCGGTTGTGGGGCACGATGCCCCGCTCATTGGAGGGCAACTACAATACGGTCAGCGCGGAGGAGGGGGACACGGTGACGTTCACCGCCACGCTGACGGCCTCCGATGATGATCCGCTGTTCGGGTTCTTCAAGAGGCCCACGAAGGCTTCTATCGTGGCGCGGGCATCCGCTAGCGTCTGATACAATCGGGGTTAAGGGAGGGAGGGATTGTGGCGGGATACAAGAAGACTGAGCGACTTGCCAATGGCACCGTTCAGATCACCCTGCTTAACGGTCAGACCATGACCTACGCTGAGTACGCCGCATACCGTAAGGACAACCCGGTCACCAATGCACCGGGCGACTATTACGACGAGAACCTTGGTTGGGTTTACGAGCAAGACTACGCCTGAGGGGGCACCATGTACCGCGTCTACTACCTGAACCGCAAGGTCGCCACCTACCGCGACCGTGACTCCGCCCTTAACTACATCATCGCTGAGGTGGGCAAGGGCAAGGAGTTCGGAGACTACGAGATTCTGGACGGCTCCGACTCCCTTTAGACCCGGTTACCTGTCCCCCCGGGTAGCCGATGAGGAACCCCTGACTTCTTCCCCCGGAAGTCGGGGGTTCCGCCTTTCTGCCTCTAGACTGTGTGGAGCAATACTTTCGTGCCCTAGTGGCCCCGATCTGCCTATGCGATCGTGCCCCCCGTGGCCTTCGTGGCGGTGCGGGGTCGTGCCGTCAGGAGGTGGATCGGTTGGCTCAGTATCGGGCTCTGGTTGGTTTGGAGTACCCCCCGGATCGTAGGGTTGAGGCGGGTCATATTGTTGACGACCTCCCCGGCAAGAGCGTTAAGTGGCTTCTTGAGCAGGGCCTGATTGAGCCCGCTACCGGTAAGCCCGCCGACAGCAAGAAGGATGCGAAGCCTGATTTCGCTGCCCCGGCTCCCGCTCCCGCTACCCCCGTTGAGGATGAGGAGGATGAGGGCTGATGGCCTTTAAGCATGGCAAGAACACGGGCGTCCTGATTGACGACGCTAACCTGTCGGCGTTCTTCAATGAGGCGTCTGCGTCTCAGGATGTGGAGACTGCGGAGACAACGACGTTCGGCTCTTCGGCTAAGTCGTACATCATCGGCCTGAAGGACGGCACCATGTCCATGTCGGGCATGTTTGATGGTGACGCTAACGCTATTGACGATAAGTTGACAGCGACCCTTGGGGCTGACTCTCCCGGTTATGCGACGGTGGCCCCTGAGGGCCTGACCATCGGTAACGCCTCGTACTCATGTCAGGCACGTAAGACCTCCTACGAGGTTTCGTCTCCGGTCGGTGACGTTGTGTCCGCGAACCTTTCCATTCAGGCAGACGGCGGCATTGACCGTGGCGTTCTGCTTGGGGCTGCTACCGCTGTCACTTCCACGGGCACCGGCGCTTCGCAGGACAACGCGGCTTCATCGGCTAACGGTGGCGCGGCGTACCTGCATGTCACGGCTAACACCCGCGACGGCAGCAGCACGTTTAAGGTTCAGCACTCGTCCGACAATACGACGTTTGCTGATCTTGCTACCTTCACCGGAGTGAGCGCCACTACTACGGCGTCCGAGAAGGTCAGCGTCACCGGCACGGTGAACCGTTACCTCCGTGCCTCTCATGCCCCCGGTGGCTCCACCGGGTCGGTCACCTACACAATGGCGTTCGCCCGGAAGTAAGGAGTCATAAAGTGGCGTTCATTCATGGCAAGAAGAGCAAGTTCGAGATTGACAACTCTGGCGGCACCCTCACCGACATTTCGGCGTTCTGCGACGAGGTTTCCCTGAGCCGCGACATTGAGACGGCTGAGGTCACCACGTTCGGTGACAATGCCAAGGAGTACATCATCGGCCTGTCCGATGCGACCATCAGCGTGTCGGGCAAGTTCGACGCTGCGGGTTCTTCGACGGTTGACGCTGTGCTGGCGGGCATTCTGGGCCAGGAGGCTTCCACTTCCTTCGCCTACACCCCCGGTGGTGGTACAGAGTCGTCCACTAACCCCAAGTACACGGGCGAGTGCTACCTCACCTCGTACGAGGTTTCGGGTAGCGTCGGTGACGTTACTTCGTTCTCCGCTTCGTTCCAGGTCACGGGTGCTATTACCCGCGACGTTACTCCGTAACACAACTTAATACCCAATGGCGTGCCCTAGTGGCCCATCGAAAGGAAGTGACCGTAGTGTCCCTGCGAGACAAGATTCTTGAGTCAGTTGACATTCCTAGCGAGATGGTTGAGGTCCCTGAGTGGGGCGTCAGCATTGAGGTTAGGGGCATGTCGGGTGCTGACCGTGTTCGCATCTTCGACACCATCTCAGTAGACGGTGAGATTAAGGCTGGCACTCTGTACGTGGAGACTGTCCTTGTCACCGCCTATGACCCGGAGTCAGGTGCCCGCGTCTTTGATGAGGGTGACCGTACGGCTCTGATGGAGAAGTCGGCTCAGGCCATTGACCGCCTTGCGCGTGTCGGGCTGAGGTTGTCGGGCATGGAGGGAGAAGTCTCGCAGGACGAGGCAGGCAAGCGGTTTCCTGAAGAATCCTGAACGGCGCTTCTTATTTGAGTTAGCAGAGAAGTTGGGTCGGACGGTCGGAGAGTTGCTGTTTGGCTCTCCGGCCCACCGCCCGATCTCTAGCGCAGAGATTACGGAGTGGGAGGCTCTGTGGCATTTGCGTAACTGGGAGCATGAACAGGCCATGAAGAAGGCCAGGTAGGAAGGCGGTGTTAGCGTGGCGCAGACTGAAGTAACTGCGATTTACCGCGCTGACACCGCCGCCTACGTTCGGGGGGTCAAGGCAGCGCAGGCGTCCACTAAGGCGTTTGCCGATGCGACTGCGGGGGCTAATCGTTCCGCCGGTTCCATGAAGGCGTCTACTGTCGCCTTGGGTTCGGCTATGGGCATCCTGGGCACTCAGGCTATCGGGATGGCTACGGCGAAACTCAAGCAGTTCACGACTCAGGCCATTACGTCTGCCGCGTCGTATGAGCAGACGGTTATTTCCATTGAGGGCATCTTCGTCGGTATGGGTAAGTCGGTGGAGCAGGCCACCGCCGAGACGAAGACATACCTCGCGGATTTGCGTGACTTCGCTGCCACTACGCCGTTTGAGTTGCCTCAGACCCTTGACGCGGTTAAGCGCCTGCTGTCTATTGGCTATGCGGCTGAGGATGTTAAGGACCGGCTGCTTCCCGCTATCGGTGATATCACTTCTGCGCTAGGTCAGCCCGCGTCCGCGATTAACGGTGTTGTGTATGCGATGGGTCAGATTAAATCTGCCGGTCGTGTCATGCAGCAAGACCTCATGCAGATTGGTAACGCTCTTCCGGGCTTTAACGCCCGCATGGCTATCGCCAAGGAACTGTTTAACGGTGACATGAATGCGATGGCTCAGGCTGTCGAAAGTGGCGCTCTTACTGGCGAGAAGGCCATTGAGGCCCTTATCTCGCAGATGCAGAAGTTCCCTGGCGCTGCCGGTGCTATGGAGCGTCAGTCCAAGACTCTTAACGGTGTCATTTCTACGTTTAAGGACACCGTTAATAACGCGATGATTGACGCGCTTATGCCCGCCATGCCGGTGCTGTCTGAATCGCTTATGGGGCTTGTGGACCCGGTGTCGCAGTTGGCGGTTGCGTTCGCCAGTCAACTCGGACCTACATTGGTTCAGGTTGCTACTAGCGCACAAGAGTTCGCTCCGCAGTTCTCCGAGATGGCTGCCGCGTTTATGGAGTTGGCTGGCGGCGCTCTTGTGCGGCTTGTGGAAGTCATGGGGGCTCTTGCACCCGTATTCACCATTGCCGCTAAGACATTGAGTGGCTTGGCTATGGTGCTTCAGGCGCTGCCGGATTCGGTACTCGCCGCTGTCGCCGCGCTTCTCATTCTCATGCGAACGGGCATCGGTAAGGCGTTTATTACATCAGTCGGATCGGCAACCATCGGTGTCGCTAAGTTCGGCGCTACTACGCTCACATCCTCACGTACAGCAGCAACCGGATTCGCCGCCATCGGCACTTCCGCCGTTGCGTCCATGCGGGTTACCGATGCCGCCATGAAGGCAGGCACAGCCGCCGTTAACGGATTCAAGATTGCGCTGTCGTCCACCGGTATTGGTCTTCTCATCGTAGGTATTTCTACGGCTCTCACCGCTATGGCTTTCAGCAGCGATGAAGCATCCCAGTCCGCACAGAATCTTACGGATAGCATTCTGGATCAGAACGGTGCCTTGGTTGAGAACCATAGGCAACTTATCGCTAAGAGCCTTGCGGAGCAAGGAATCCTTGACGCTGCCACCAAGGCCGGTATCGCTACTAACGAACTTGTAGACGCTTACTTAGCCGGAGGTAACGCACTTCAGCCGTACATCGACAAGATGTACGCATACGCTGACGCTAATCGAGACGCCGAAGAAGGAATCAAACTACTTCCTGATTGGCTTTGGGATAGTTCGTCCGCTATGGGAGAGCAAGCGGGTGCGGTTCAGGATGCGGCTAATGCCCTTGGCACTTACAGCGGCACGTTGGATGCCGCTAGGGCAACTAATCAGCAGGCCGTTATCGCTGCTGAGGGTGTTACGGCTGCTTATGCGAACACGGCTGTTGAGACTGGCAAGGTCAGCATGGCTACCTTGCGTGCCGCTGAGGCCGCGGAGTTGTACAACCCTGCCGCCCAGACGGCTGCTACTGCTACTGGTGCGCTGGCAGATGAGGCTGCCGAGGCCGCTGCCGCTATTGAGGCCATGCGTAATCAGCAGGAGCAATGGCTTAAGGTCACGGGTCAGATTTCTGCTGTGGATGCGGCTGCCGCTGCGCTTGAGCAGATTGGTACGTCGGCGGTTGAGAACACGAATAAGTTGATTGGTACGTCGCCTAAGATTCGTGCGTTCCGTGGCGATGTTATTTCGGCGTTTGAGCAGGCCGCTGCTTCCGCTACTTCTCTTGGCAAGAATGCTGAGGAGCAGCGTCAAATCTTTACCGGCGAGTTGGTCAAGATCGTTGCTGCTCTTCGTGCGTCCAAGGTCAAGGATTCTGACATTCAGACGTTCCTGATGGCTATGGATGATCTTCCTGCTTCGGTTGAGCAGATTATGACTGCTGCCGGTGTGGCGGTGGGCAAGGGGGCCAAGAGGTTTAAGACTGATGTTCAGAAGCAGATTGAGGATGCTTTCAGCGGTGGGGCTAAGGCGGCTAGGCCACTCAATGAGCAGGCTATGGATGCGATGGCTGAGGCTGCTACGGCTAAGGCTAAGTCTCAGTTGGGCTTGACTCTTGAACCTCAGTTGGCTTCCGTTCTGAAGTCCACCGCTAGTGCCCTGTCTTCAACGGCTTTGGCTGAGGGTGAGTCTCCGGGTCTTAACCTGTCGGCTGGCATTGCGGCGGGTGTCGATAAGGGAAGTCCCCTGGTTGTGTTGGCGGTTCGGCGTGTTATCGCTGCCGCTAAGGCTGCTGCGGATGCAGCATCTGAATCTCAGTCCCCGTCTAAACTATTTGCCGAGGTCGGGGATAACCTCATCCAAGGTTTGCGTCTAGGGTGGGATAGAGGTTCTAAGGATTTTGTGGATGGCATTGCTCGCACTATGCAGGATGCTTTCTGGTCATTGAAGGATGCCGGTGATGCCGTTGCCGATGCGAAGAAGCGTCTGAAGGAGGTTAGGGAGGAGCGCAAGAAGGGGGATGCGTCTGCCCGTGAGGTGGCTGCCGCTGAGCGTGATTTGGCTAGGGCTTACCGGGATCAGGTTGACGCTCAGAAGGCTGCTGCGGATGCTCAGCGTAATCTGAATGCCGCTCGCCGCATGGCTACGTTTAAGCCGCCTCAGGTTAACTGGACTTCGCTGCTTGACGAGTTCAATAAGAGCGGTGACTTGTCTCGCGTTTGGGATGCGCTGTCGGACAAGTTGTATGACCGTGCCATGCGGGCGGGTATGACGCCTGAGGCGGCTCAGGCTTACGTGGATGGTGTTATCGGCAATATTGAGGAGAAACTGGCGCGTAGGTTGCGGCGGTTGGATGCGTTGTCGCGTGAGTTGAGCGACATTCGTGAGCGTCTTTCCGTGCTTACGGAGATTGCTACTGAGCGTGAGTCGGGTCGCAAAAGTATTTCTGATTTCCTTGCTGATCGGTTTGGTGAGCCTAGTGAGTTTGATAAGGCTTACAGGTCTGCTGAGTTGAGTGTGGATCAGGCTATTGCTCTGTTTGATCGCGCTAAGGAAATGATTGAGCAGCGCCTTGGCGGCGGCGAGGGTATCGGTGACGCTGATAAGGCTCAGCGTGAGGGTCTGGTCAAGTATGTTGAGGTTCAGACTCAGGCCCTAGTCGCGCTGATTAAGAAGCGTAATGACCTTCTTGAGAAGATCACGGCTGAGTCAGCGAAACTGAAAGACCTTGAGGATAAGCGCAATCAGGCTCAGGAGAAGTTCACTCAGTCCATCCTTGACTTCTCTAAGATCAGCGGGAAGATCGGGTCGGCTCAGGAATACATCATGGGTCTTGAGCAGCGTGCGGCTGCTACTAAGAAGTACGTGGAGGATATCGCTGCGCTGCGTAAGAAGGGTGTGGCGGAGTCTGTTATTCAGCAGATTCTTGCTGCTGGCCCGGAGCAGGGTGGTTCGTTTGCGGCTGCGTTGGCTTCTGCTAGTGCGGAGCAGGTTCAGTACATAAATACGCTGACCGCGCAGAATGAGGCTACGGCTACGGCGTTTGGTGATGCTCAGGCTGGGATCATGTATGACGCTGGCATTACGGCTCAGCGTAGTTTGGTTACGGGTCTTCAGACTGAGTACAACACGGTCATCACGGAGATGAACACGATTGTGGCTGGGATTGAGGCTGCGCTTGCGCCGTTGGGTACGGCGGGGTACACGGCTGGGGATCAGTTGCTTGCTCAGACCATCGCTGGCCTGAAGGCGCGTGAGAAGGAGATTCTGGACGAGATCGCCCGTATCGGTGCTGCTATTCAGGCGGCGTGGACCGCTGCGATGACTCCGGTTACGCCTTCTCCCGGCTCCGGTGGCGGCGGCGGTGGTGGTGGTGGTGGGCGTGGACGTACTACCACCCGTGCGGCTACGGTCCCCGCCCCGGTCATCCCATACACGACGGCCCCGGCTATCTCGGTTGCTTCCGGTGGTGTTCAGGTGGCTGTTACTGTGGGTGCCGATCAGAACCCGGCTGCTGCTAGCGAGGCAGTCAAGTCCGCTGTCATGGAAGCCTTGTCTGAGGTAGCGGCTAGGGCCGCTAACGCACGGAGGTAGTTGTGCCTACGGTTACTATCCGCCCTGACGCTGTGTCTACTGGCGCGTCTAACTTCACGGTGACGGGGGCGGCTAACGCTGCCGCTGCCACTAATGACGACTCGGATGCATCGTTTGTGCGGAAGAGTAGCGCCGTCTCTGGCACTCAGACGCTTTCTCTCACGTTCGCTAACACCACTATCACTTCCGCTCAGCGTGTGCGGCGGGTGCGGTTGCGGGCGCGTGTTGAGACTGACAATGCGAATGGCAGGATGGATTTGATGCTGGGCACTCGCGTGTCCGGGCAGACGTACTACTACACGGGCTACGCTGTGCGTGGCGCGGTCGGCGTCAGCACTCCGGTCGCTGTTACGGGGGCGTGGTTTTCCGCTTCGCCAGATGGTGCGTCTTGGGATCAGACTCGTATCGACGCGCTTAGGGCTCAGTACATTGAGTACAAGGATTCGTCTGATATCGGCTACGTGTACGAGTTGTACATTGACGTAGATGTTTCGTCTCAGCCCACTCTTTCGGTTTCGGCACCTACGGGCACGATCACTACGTCCGCTACTCCTGAGGTGCAATGGGCGTACACGGACCCGGATGCGGAACTGCCTCAGGCGTTCTATGAGATTCGCGTGTTTACGGCGGCTCAGTATGGCGCGGGCGGGTTCGATCCTGCTACTTCCGTGTCTACGTGGGATTCGGGTGTTGTCGGCAGTAGCGAGTTGGGTGCGGCTATTGCTGAGCCGCTTCTGTCTGGCACGTACCGGGCTTATGTGCGGGTCGCTAAGTCGATCAATGGTTCTCCGTTTTGGTCGGCGTGGGGGTTCTCGCAGTTCGTCCTGAATCTGACCCCTCCGCCTGCCGTGGCTGTGAGTGCGGCGTGGTCGGCTACTGAAGGTAAGGCCACGCTCGCACTCACCGGGGGTAACCCGGTTGGGTTTACGTCTCAGTATTTCCAAGTGCAGCGTTCCGATGATGGCGGAACCATGTGGGACTACATTCGTAACGGGGAAGAGGTCGCGGCTAGCGGCACCTACACGGCTACTGTCCTTGACTACGAGGCCCCTCGCGGCCTCACGGTGCGTTACCGGGCTAGGTCTATCGGTGTCAGCGGTGAAGAGCGCATCCCTAGTGCGTGGTCTGCTTCCATCCCTCAGGTGCTTGTCACGAATGATGGCACGTGGTGGCTTAAGGCTGTTGAGGCTCCGGCGCTTAATGTGGGTTCGCTTGTGGCTACGGGTAACTTGAGCCGCAAGGTTGAGGAGCCTAACTCTGTCTTTCGCCCGTTGGGCCAGAATCTGCCTATTGTGGTGTCTGGTCTTATCGGTGGTGTGGATGGGCAACTCACCTTGACGGCGCTGAACAGTACGCAATGGGATGCGATTGAGGCTGTGCTTACGCATCAGGGCACGCTTCTTGTGCAGGACCCGCTGGGCAGGCAGCAGTACATTCGGATTATTACGCGGTCGTGGGTTGAGCGGTATTCGGCGGGTCGTGTGGTCAGGGATATTACGGCTGACTATGTTGAGGTTTCTGCCTGATGTATCCGACTACGGATGCGTTCCGTGCTGAGGTTCGCCGGTCGCATGTGTCTGTGGCTCGCGCTGAGGTGTGGCGTGGTTCGCAGAAGGTGTTGGATTTGCCGGTGCAGGATGGGTCTGTGTCGGTGAGTGTGTCTCAGGCTACGCGGCGTACGTGTTCTGTCACGTTGCAGGTCAGTCGTGCTGACAATGATCTTGTGCCGTCTACGGCGGTGGATGCGATTACCCCATTTGGCAATGAACTGCGGTTGTATCGGGGGGTTGAGTATGCGGATGGTACTCAGGAGGTGGTTCCGCTTGGGGTGTTTGTGATGACTAGCATCACGTTCGATCAGACTTCTAGTGGCATATCTATTTCTATTTCTGGGGTGGATCGGTCTATCCGGGTGTCTCGTAATCTGTGGCTTGAGCCGTATCAGGTTTCGGCGGGGGCTCTTACTGATGCGCTTACTGGCATTCTTCAGAACCGGTGGCCTGCCGTGGAGTTGTCCTTTCCGACTATTGCGGTGAATGTTCAGCAGCAGGTTCTAGGTCAGGAGTCGGGTTCTGACCCGTGGAAGGATGCCGTGTATTTGGCTGAGGTTGCGGGCTATGACCTGTTCTTCGATCAGAACGGTATTTGTGTGTTGCAGCCTTTCCCTTCTCCCGATTCGGCTAGCGTGGTGGCGTCTTTCGCGGATACGGATGTTCTGGTTAAGGTGGCTCGCACGGACACGACTACGGACACGTACAACGGTGTGGTGTATGTGGTGGAGTCGTCGTGGCTGTTGGTTCCGTTCCGGGTTGAGGTGTGGGACGACGATCCTGCTTCTCCCACGTACCGGTATGGCCCGTTCGGTGAGGTTCCTAAGGTGGTGTCGCAGTCTGCTATCACGGACAATAATGCTGCTACGGCTGCTGCTGCGCTTCTGCTTTCTAACGGTTTGGGGCTGGCGCAGAACGTGTCGTGGGAATCTATCGTGGACCCGGCGCTAGATGTTAACGATGTGGTGCTTGTCAGCAATACGGGCACTAAGACTGATCGGGTAATGATTATCGACCAAGTAACTATTCCGCTGTCTCCTGCTACGCCTATGCAGGCTACGGCCCGGACGGTTAGGGTGCTTGAGTGATGGATGCGATTAACCGTCTGGCAGGTCAGGTCGCGGCGCATCCGGGTTTGCGTATCCGGCAGGGCGCGGTTTCGGCTGTGTCGTCTTATGGGATCACGGTCACTATTGCGGGTTCCACTCAGTCTGTTTCGGGTGTCAAGTATTTGGGTTCGTATGCGCCTAGGGTGGGTACGCATGTGTGGCTTGTGACTGACGGGTCGGATATGTTCGCCATCGGGCATCTCGCCCCGCGTGGTGTCCCGGCCTTGAGGGTTACGGGTGCGGCTACGTCTGTGGCTACCGCTACTGAGACGGCTCTGGCGTTTAACGCTGAGGTGGGCACGGACCCGTGGGGCATGTGGGTGGTGGGTTCGGCGTCACGTATCACGGTGCCGTTGGATGGGTGGTATTCGTTCACGGGGTGGGTTTCGTTTGCTGCTAACGCTACGGGTGTGCGCGGGGTGAAGATTCGTCAGGGTGGGTCTACGGCTCTTGCGTTTCATCGGGTTCCGGCTGCGGGTGCGGGTACTACGGAGTTGACGGTGGTGTCTGGTCCGGTGAGTCTGTCGGCTACTAACTATGTGGAGTTGACGGTGGAGCAGACTTCGGGTGGTGCGCTGAATGCGACTCCGGTGATGGGTGTGCATTACATCGGACCGGCTGAGTAACCCTAGTTGCAGTATTAACGATCGTTCATAATGATGACCATGCCTTCGCT